GCTAACTGGCTTACTGGACCACATACGACAGGACCAGTAACGTGCCTTAGTTCTATCGCTGGCTTTTGGTGTACCGCAACCGTGTCTTGCTCTAAATGATTTTCTACGTTTAGGATCGTCACGTTTAATTTCCATATTCTTGTCACCAAAGTTAACTTTCTTAACGTTGCCTGTCTTTTTGTCTTTTACATATACTTTGTACTTGGCTACATCACCACGCATTGGCTTACCAAGTTTAACTTTACGTCCTTGGTATTCTGCTTCATCTAGTTCAACTTCTTCTTTAACTTTCATTCCCATTTTTTTTCGTAATGCATCTATTTCTTTTTTAATTTCTTTTTGTTTGGGTGAACTAGGAAAGGCTCTCAGTGCTTTGTTTTGAAGTTTAAGAAGTTGTGTTCTTTGTTCTGGTGTTCCTTTCCCATCAAAAAACTTATCACTATCATATTTTTCATCTAGTTCAACTTCTGCTTCATCAAGTAAATTCTTAAGGAAAGTTAAATCTATGTGGTGTGATAAAACTTGTATTACTTTGTCACGTGGGTCCGAGTCCATTTTGCCAATAAGATCATCCAGCATGCCTTCTGCTTTATCTTTAAGGTGTGGCTTGCCCATTGCTTTAACAAGGTAAGCCGCTTTCTCAAACTCTTCCTTGTCTATGCCGCCACTTGTTTCAGCGTAATCTTTAAGTTCTTGGAATGCGTCCTGGGTAGATTTTTTCATCTTTTCACCACGTTCGTCCGAACTGTGTCCAAATGTTCTATGCATAAGTTTATCTAGTTCAGTGTGAAACTTATCTTCCTCTTCTGCACTAGCATCTTCATAACGTTTCTTCATACCACAACTTGCTTCATCTAAGTCAAACTGTTCTTTGGCATCATTCTTAGACATATTGTACTTGTCCTGAAACTCTTTGTCAGTAAGCTCTTCTATGTCAAGAAGCATGTCTTTTATTTTGCCTTCGTTAACGTCAAGATCAACATCTTCTTTCTTCATCATAGTCGTGCGAGCTACGTTATGCCCAACTGACCAAGCAATAGACTCTGGTGAATTAGACTCGTAAGGATTGCTGTCATACTTCTCACCGTTACGGGCTGCCTTTTTACCAGCCTCCATTGCTTCAGCTTGACTTGGTGTCTGCTCTTCGTCAAGTTCAGTCTCTTCTTCAATTAAATCCAAACCTTCTAGCAGTGATATTCCACGTTCGTCATACTCAAGAACAAGTTTATCTTCAGTAGACTCTAACACGCCTGCTTCGATAGCAAGTTCCTCGTTGACAACAATGTCAACTGAATCACCTACTTGCGGTCTAATATGACCTTGCTCTGACTCTACGAAATATTCTGCTAGTTTTTTCATTTTTTAACGCCTTCTAGTTCTGCTTGGTATGCTTTCCAAAGTTTGTTTTCAACTACGTCTACTTCTTCAGTAGCCATTGGATTGTCGCCTAACTTTGCTTTGTCTGCGTGTTGCTTTGACTTTGCATGTAAGTCGTTACCTTGGTCAACAACATCTGAAACGCTGTATGTTGATGTTTCTTCTGTGCCCTGTCCTGGCTCGTTAGCAAGTTCGTCTAGTTCGACTTTGCCTTGTAATCCAGCAAGTGCAACTAAGTCAGCAAGCTCTGCTAGTCCTTCTTCAACGTCGCCTTTCTTCTTAGCAATAGCGGCTTTGATAGCCTTGTCTCTAGCGGCTAAGTAATCATTGCTGTCGATGTCTCCATCTCCATCATGATCTTTTTTCTTGCCTTCCATTTCAACATCTTCCTGTTTCTTTTCTACATCAGCCATATGCTTTGCAAACTCAGGATCTACATAAGGAGCATCTGACCCTTCAGGTGGGAGTTTCTTATCGTCATTCTCGTCTAGAGACTCGTCAAGTTTTCTCATGCTCTGTAGTTCCCAACCCATGTTCTCACGTTTGCATCTTGCTTTAACGTCAGCTTCTGATTCGCCTTCGTCTGCAACCATACGAACACCTTTGGTTTTATCGTCTTTTGTAAGTTTGCAATGGTAATGTTTCTTTTCTGACTTATCAACTTTACCTTTTGTGTCTGCTCTTACACCACTTGCTTCGTCCATTTCTTCCTTGGAGTCTTTCATTTCTTCCTTGCAAGTCTTGATTAAATCTTTTAGTTTATCCTTGTCTGCATCAGGATACATTTCTAACATTTCTTTTTCAGACTTTCCATCTTTGCACATGTCCATAACATGCTTCTTTGATGGCCCATGGAAGGATCTAATTTTGCCTTCAGCGATTACTTCTTCTGTTTTTTCTTCAGACTCGTCAACTTTATACTCTTTCATAGCATCTGCACTGTTCTCGTATGTGTTGTCTAGTCCTGATAGTCTTTTAATGTCTTCTAGCCAGTTAAGGTTTTCCTGTCTTTCCTCGGCTTGGACGTTTTCTTTCTTGTCACTCACGCTATTCTCCTCGGTTTCGTTTAAGCCTTCTTTGGCCATTTTTGTTGCTGTTGCATACATTACGGATTCTGCGTCGTCACCGTAACGCTTTTTAAAATCTTTCTTTGCGCTCTTCATGCCTTTGACATATTTTTCTTTGTCTGACATTTCGTCTTTAGTAAGTTTTCTTTCTTCCATTGCACTTACCTAGCAGAACTCTTTGGTGTTGGCTTTTTATTTGCTGTAGATCCCATTGGACTCTTGTCGCCCATTGGAAGGTCGTTTGTAGTTTTACCTTTCTCTGTGTTAGGATCTGCATACTCATGTTTAATGCTAGACTCTAGGTCTTTTAGCATGCTGTTCTTAAACTTCTCTGTGCCGTGTTCACTGTTGTCAGACTTGTCGTAGTCTTTCTCAAGTAGTGCGCCGTCTGCTTCAGCACCTTGGTCAGCAACATAGGACTCATCCTGACCTTTAGTGTATACTAAAATGTCTGCTTCGTTAATACCAGCACGTTGTTTCATCATTTCTTTAATTTGTGGTGGAGTAACAGGCATCTTTACACTTGCTTCTACTACGTGGACTTCGATAGGTCCTTTGTTAGGAAACTCTCCAGGATGTTCTTTAATTGGCAATCTTTTAGGCTTGCTCATTGATACCATGTCGTATGCTTTTAGCACATTCTCCATGGCATCTAACTTATCTTTATCTAGCTCACAGCATGTCTTAATTTTAAAGTCATATGTCTTGTCTGCGGCTTCCGTTAAATATTCTGTAAATGTTTTCATGATCATCAGTCCTTGTGTTGTATTTAGCAAATTATGCTAGTTTTATTTGTTGTTTTTGAGGATCTCTTGCAGTAATGCATTCCTGTCCAGCACTACTCCTTTGCCTTCTATTTCAGCCTCTTCGTTAGTGCCATCTTTCTGACTTTGCTTGTCTAATCGTAACTTCTTAATTTGCAAGTCAACTGTCCTTAACTTACGATCTAATTTGGCTTGTTTAGCAGTAATAGCATGTCCTAGTAATTGGCTTGCTGTTTGAAATATATTACCACTAAAGCGGCTGTCAACATTCATACCAAGATCCATTAGATCGTTAAATTTATCAGTTGCTAAATCTGCTAGGTCGTCTAGTTCTTTGTCACTTGTATCGTCTAAATCTCTAACTCTAGGAAGCGCCGTGTCTATTTTGTCAATAGCACTGTCTACTTCTTGTATAAAGTCTTTTTTAACAGGGATAGACTGTTTAGCCTCCTCCTCTGTTACAGGCTCTTCGTTTTCTATGTTAAAGATTTCTTCTAATTTTTTTGTCATAGTAATTCTCAAAATTTATTTTACTTGTTGTTGTGCCAAAGTGATCCATCATCACTTCACTATCAGGCTGGCTAGCGGCGGGACACATTCCGCAAATTTTGTGCGGCTTTCCAATATTACTTATAAATGCATCTAGCTCTTGTTCAGTACATGTATGTATGTCTACGCCTTTATACAAGTAACCTTTCCAGTCAGAATCGTCTTGCTGACCGTGATCTGCAAGTGCATATTGTAGATTCCAGTTCATAGTGCATTTATAAAGTTTCCCATCATTGAATGCTACACTATCTGCAGCCATACATCGTTTAAACGAGTCAACTGGATCTTGCTTCCACGGCTTTAAATTTCCGTAATCGCCTGTTGCCATAACTTGGTACTTGTCGTATTCAGGAATTTCTAAAAAACAATTATATGTAGGATCATGCAAAAACTCTACTTTGCTTGCAAACACCTGCTTGTATATATTTTGACTTTTTTTAAGTTCTTCCCAGTTAAAACTTTTTTTAACTAATGCTACCGCTTGATCGTACCAATCTGCACCCGGTACATGGTTAGATATCTTAAGCCATATGTTTCCATATTCTTTCATATAATCTATTAACCAAGTATTGCCTAAAAGTAAATGGCCGTTAGTTAAAATTAAAATTCTAACCTTAGGGAATTCTGTTCTAATTCCTTTAATCCAGTTTGGAAAATCTTTATTAAGCAAAGGTTCTCCGCCCATTAGTAAAATACTGTCTACTATTGTACGTTCATAAAGACGTTTAAAGTCTTTTCTAAAATCTTTCCATTTAATGTTGCCTCTACTATGTCCTTTGTAGTCAGAAAAGTTTGTACAGCCTTTACATGCCAGAGTACAACCATAAGTAACCATAGTTTCAAGTGCTAAAATTACTCTATTCGATCTTTTACTAGCTTCTATAAATTTTGTTATCAACGGTGTTAGCTCAGATATTACACTATCGCTTAATAACTTTCCATCAATAAAGTCTTCATATGATGGCCATGACATACCTTGCCAGATAGAATATGTTTCTCTATCTACCATAGATCTATTTTCTTTATTAAACAGCATGCTTTTATTTACTGCTACCATTATGGAACAATTCGTTTTCGCCAAGTATACGAAACGATATTCCGTACTGTTTACACCACGTTTCAGCGGCTTGCCATTTTGCTTGATTAATTACCCATGCTACTTTGTTGCGCTGACTGCGTGTTTTTTCAAACAGTGTTTGATTGCGAGGTTTTATTTCAATGAGTTCTTTGTGATTGCGTCTGTTTTTGTCTATGTACTCTATCAGGAAGTCAGGTACGTATATTGTTTGCTTGTTTTTTACTGGATTAAAGTAAGGAATCTTTACAGGCTCACTAGCCCAACTTATTACACTAGGATTTGTATCGCAAAACATCATAAACCGTTGTTCCCAACTGCTACGGTATGTTGGTAGTTGTCTACCTAAGTATTTGTCCGTGTTCGTAGGGTTAAATTTGCCTTGTGCATATTTGCTCATACAAGAATTGTTCGAATTACAAATGGATTTTGATTTTGTGCGTTAGCTATGCCTAGGTAACTTGTGCCTACTCTAGTATTATTAAGGAAGAATGCTAAGAATGCATCAAGTTCTACGTCGTTAGTTCTTCTAATATACTCTATCATATCAGTCATTGTCATGTTTTGTTGTGCCGCACCTTGTATAGCCGCTGCCGCTAAGTTTTCTGATGCCGCTCGATTACCATTTCTTTTCATCAACAAACCTATCAGTGATTCGTATTGATTATCACTAACTATTCCTTGTTTAACAAAATAGTTTTTAAAGTAGTTAGGTGTACTTTCGATATTATTATTTGGTAAATTACTTGATATAGCCATATTATGATGTTCTTATTGTGGTAGGATTTTCGCCCAGTCGTTGTCGATTCTGTAACGTTTGATCTTGAGCCTGGCGTTCTGTAAAGTCTTGTGATCCTACATTACGAGCGGCGCTAGGATCAGGTACAATCTCACTATTAGGAGATGCGCCAGTAACAGACTTTGACTCAGAGTCTCCAAACTTATCTACTAAGTTTGTAACGCTCGGAAAGAAAAATTTACCTTGCGTATTGTTTCCTCTAACAACATCAGTTGCTAACTCAGTTATGTCACGCAGTGCTGTTTTCTTTAGGTCTGCGTTTTTAAAAGTTTCTCTAGCTCTAAAAGCATTAAGAGCGGCGCCAAGAAAGTTACCGCCTTGGATCTGATCACCTATTCCACTTATAGAGTTAAACAATCCGCCTTTACCAATAATAGTATCTCTGCCACCCAATGACTGTAACGGACTAGGTGTTGTATCGTAGTGTATAATACCAAATCCTCTAACCTGATCTTTTGTAACTATACCTTCTCCAATGTATCTAATTTGCTCAGGCATTACTACCATCGAATTAGATAAAAAATTCTCGCCAGCATAGTTATGTGTTCCGTGATTGAAACTTTGTATCATAGGGTTTTCAATAACATAATGAGTAAACTGTTTTTGACTCATACTATAAACATGGATACGTCTAATAAATTCACCTTCTGCGTCTTTGTTTTGTGTATAGCCCCATTGATCTGAAGTTCTGTTACCATAGACAGCGTATGTAGGATCATACTCTGGATTGTTATGTTCCATGTCTTTGTAGTAATGTCGCAGGTACAATTCATGAAACTGTTTAACGACATTAGACGTGTCGTCATGAAATTCTATTGTAATAGGAGTATAGTTTACTTTAGTTTGTATGTTTACTTTTCTATTGTAAGCATGTAATTGTTCTGTATCGTAGTTAAAACTTGGCAGAGTAACATTTTTTGCTAACATACCAAGTTCAACCGCCTGTTCCTTAGTCTGATAATCTAAATTAGGATTAAGCTCTATGTTTACATGAAATAATGCACCGTGTTTTGGTGCTAAAGCAAAGTTATTATCTCCAAACATGCGTTGTGCATGTTTAAAGTCTTTAACATAGTCTGCTGTAGTAGCGGCATTTGCTAGATTCTTAAATTGCTTGCCAAGACTTTCATTAACATCTAGTCCTGTTCCTGCTTTAATTACCGAGCTGGCGCTGCCTAAGCCTTTCTGAAATATACCTGATAAAAAGTTTGCCATACTATTATTTATCCATAAAAAAAGCAGGGTTTTTATACCCTGCTTAATTTATACTGCTGTGTTACTACGATTAACCTGTAATTGTCTGACCTACTGTTCTGCCAACTGTAGTACCAATACCAGTTCCAAGTGGAGTCTGTATTGCGTTGTCAAAACTAACTGTCATTGCGATTTGTACTGGTTCATCACTACCGTATGCTACGTCACCGTAACTAACATTAGTTAAGAAACAACCATATAGTTCCCATGTCTCTAATGTTGTTGGAGCAAATGCACCGTTACCACCGTCTAATATTTCACATCTTGTAATAAACTTGTAGTCGATACCTGATGCCGCACTAGACTGTTCCATAAAGTCATATTGCTTTTGCATCTGTTCGCCAACTAGTTTGGAAACATTTCCTTGAGCGTCATCACGCAAGTTAACAGTGGTTGTTTCCCATGTAGGACGTCCACCTAAGTAAATTCTGGAGTTGTAAATTGGAATTTCCATACGCTCTTGTGAAACTGTAGGACGCATAAAATCTACAACTTGTTTTGTTAATTCACTACGTGGAGTTGTAATACCAAAGTTTTCAAAGCTCACTCGAAAGCGATACTTTAACTTTGGCATCAACAAGCCTTGTGTACTTGCTGACTGGTCACTAGCTAAAGGTACCGTAAATTTGTTTAAACTTGCTACTGCCATTTCCTTGTCTCCTTGTTAGTAGTATTTATAGTATACTACGTGCATAGATGAGAGCCTTACGGCTCTCATAATATGCGTACTTTATTATACACTAGTTCCTGAAATTTCACCTGTGTTCTTCAATCTAATTGGAACAAAGATAAATTCAGCTGCCTTAACTGGTTCAATAGCAACGTCTACATATAGTTCGTTTCTATCAATCCTAACTGGTGTGTTGTTTGTTTCATCACATACAACAACATAGTCATTTAGGGCTCTCTTTGCAACTAGGTCATTACATAACTGCTCAACTAATTGCTTAATTTCGTCTCTAGTTAACTTGTCATTCGGCTCAAACACAAATGGTTTTGCTAATGTGTTTAAGTTGGTTCTCATGTAAACAACAAGTCTAGCAACGTTAATTCTATCAAGTGAGCTTGGTGCATTTGCATCACGTGTTTTCTGACCGTATACTAATAAACCAATACCTGGTAAGAATGTGATCGGATTAATTTTGTTTTCGTAAAGTGTGTCTCTTACACCTTCCGTTAATCCTGCTAATGTAAATTCTCCAGTCGAAGCATTCACGTAGCCTAACTGAGTTGCGTTGTCAACTAATCCACGTTTTGTACCTGCTGGTGCAAACCAAGGGAAGCTCACATCGTCACTTCTAATCATTGTACGCAATGCCATGTGACTTGGTGGAACAACAATTGTACTACCAGTTAAGTCAGTGCTTTGTGCCGCTGGATAGTAAACACCAACGTAAGCATTATTAACTGTTGCACCTTCGCCTGCCCAAGTACCAGTGTTGTTGTTATAATTACTGATCTCTGTGGCTGTTGGAGCAAGTCTCATTGGTGTGTCTGCAACAACAAACGCTGTATTACGTCTATCATTATTTAGACTTACCATATTTGACGTAAGCTCTTCATAACCAGGAGCGGCGATTAAGTTATAAACTTGTTGCTCTTCTCTAATCTCTGTATTGCTGTCTAATGCTGACTTCATAGCGGCAACAACTGTTTGTCTAACTGCTTTTCTGCCCATGTAAGGTGAACCGTCTGACTTGTTACCTGCCTTTGATACCCAAGCATCTTTAATTGTTGGTAAACTAGCTGAGAAGTCGTCTGCGTTAAAGTAATCGTTCTTAAACTCTTTAACATTGTAGCCACTTCTACGTGTGTTAAACAACAACGTACCTCTTGGATAAAGTGCGGCACTTGGAACATCTAAGTCTGTATAGTTAGATGTTAACAAATCCGTAATTAATGGCAAATCACCAGTAATTGGATTTGTTGTACCGTCTGTGTCCCATCTTGCATCTGCAAACAAAATGCCGTTTTCAGATGTTTGATCGCTGTTGTCAATTAGTGTCCAGTCTGCATCACCAGCATCGTATCTGTAAAGTGCTGGGTAGTTCTCTAAATCACTTGTGTTAATCCAAAGATCACCATTTACAAGTGCTGTACCATCTGACTGTGCAGTTGGCTCGCTTGCACTAACTAGAACACCTTCTGGGTCTGTTGCTGTTAAGTCATAACCCCTAGCGTCAGCGGCTAGTGTCTGATAACCTTTCCAGTCAGTACCGTCATGTATCATAACGTCTACATCATCTACTGCATTGTAGTACCAAAGTGTTCCAGTTACTGGATCTGCACTTGGTTGCGCTGTACTTGCTGTATATGTTAATGGAATCCAGTTACTTAAAATTAAGTCTGAACTGTTACCTTCTCTAACATTTGCAAGTGCAGTTGTAATACCAGCTGTTGTTAAAGGTGTGCCTGATGTATTCTTTAATACAATAACACCACCAGCAGTGTGTTCAATAACAAGTTTACCTGAGCTATTAACACTTGCTGTAACATTGCTTAAGCCTAATGCTAAAATATCAGTTGCTAGGCTGGCTGCATCAGTACCACTTAGTGTAACTGTTTGTGCAGTACTTAATGTTGTACTGTTAGCCACACTTTGCTGAATAGTAAATGTGTTACCGCCAGTTAATGTAGGGTTAGCAACACTACCTGTAACTGTTGTGTTGCCGGTTGCTTGACGTTTGAATAATTTATATGTTGCTGAGTCATCTTCTAATACGTCGTACTGTACATAAACACTTCCTGCACCAATGTTTTTGCCGCCGCCAGTAGCATCTAAAGTTTTATTTGCTGACTGGTCATTCTCGTATACAGGTGCGCTTACTGCCGTAAATGCATCAGTTGTGCTAGAGTATAAACTAACATCAAAATTAGCACCAACGTTAGCAGTAGTTGTCTTAAACCAAACACTACCAGTTGGTCTAGGCGCCGCATCATTGGTCTTCCAAGTTGGAACACTTGTGTGCGCTCCATGTGAAACTGATGGTCTGTAGTATGCTCCTGCTGTAATACCTAAATCAGTTAATGGAGTACCTGTGCCGTTACTAATAGCAATAGCACCGTCTGCTGTACTACCATCTGATGATGCAGTTGAATCTGCAAAAATCTGTAAAATACCACTTGAGTTGTATGCGCTGACACCAGTAATTGCCGCTGTTGTGATATCGCTCACAACACTATCAACAGTTGTACCAGTTAATGTAACTGTTGAACCGTTAATAATAATAGCATCTGTCGCTGTCATTGTTGGGCTAGATTCTGTAGCACTAACTGTTGGGGTAGCGGTCATCCAACCTGTACTTCCAACTAATACCCAAGTATTGTTATATTTCTTAAGGTATATTGGATTGTTTGTATTTGTTGTTACCACAGCATAATCACCGATGTTACCAATACTTGTTTTTGGTACACCGCCTGTTAAGTCTGATGTGCTGGTAATAACTCTAGGTACTTTATTTGTGAATGTTTGTGTTGCTGAGTTCCATTCAAAAATGCCCCATAGTGTATCTGTTAAATCTAACCAGTATGTTGCATTAGCAGGGCTTCCAGTAGGACGTACTGTAGTGCCAACTAATTCTGCTGTGTTAACATTTGCTCTAATCATGTAAACTCTATTGGATACACCTAATAAACTATAAGCCGTCATTAGTCCATATTCATTGATATCGTAACCATGAATTGGTGTACCTGAACTTGTCTTATAGAAAGTAGGAGTACCGAATAGGCTTGTAAGTTCTCTCTGGCTTGTTGCGGCTACTAACTTGCCGGCGTTTGCGGCTGTAGTTGCTGTAGCAGTTGTTCCAGAGGGATTCAATTTGTCCTGTGCTGTCGCTATTACGATTAGGGGTATAGTACCTAACGCATTTGGCGCATAGTTACTCTCATCAGTAACTGTTACTTCTACTCCAGGTGAAATTAATGCCATCGTAGTAATCCTCAATAAGTTAATTATTAGTATTTATTGATTGTGTCTAAAATGGGCTCTGTTAAATGCCCTTTTAAAGGTATCTATTAAATAAGTACATGCAACGTAGAATCTGTCCCGCTTGCAATAAGAATCAAGTGGCTGTAAACTATAAAAAGAATGATAAAATCTATTATCGTACACGGTGTGACACCTGTATTAGACTCAACAAAAAAGAGTCATCAAGAATTCCAGCGTGGCACAAAGCAGGCTACAAAAAGAAAAGTCAGTGCGAAAAGTGCGGATTTAAATCAAAGACCAAAGCACAAATTATGGTCTGGCATATCGATGGAGATTTAGGTAACAATAACAAAAGCAATCTTGTTAGTGTTTGTCTAAACTGTGGTGTTGAAGTAAGTGATATGAAACTAGGATGGCGTCCTAGTGGGGTACTACCAGACTTCTAAGAACATCGTACAATTCATCTATACTACCGTTGTTGTGTACAGTATAATTAAAGCCTACTCCTGCCCATGCCCATTCACTTATATGAACTTTATAATAATTCGTCATTAGGTCTAATGCTTCCTTATCTCCCTTATTGGCTTCAATAGCGATCTCGTACCATTCAGGATCTTCCCCACGTTTAACACAAAGTACTTTACCTCCTAAGTCTTTGATCATCTTTATTTCGTTAGGAAATCTACAATCCGTAATAACTGAATCGTCTTCACTATTTCGCAGTTTGTTTTCTAAACTTGCAATCCAAGTGTCGTCGTGAAAACTTTTACGAACAACTTCGGTACCCCATTGCTGTAATACATAACGAGGAGTAAGGTTAGGTATACCTAGTCTTTTTGACCACCATTCGTCAACTTGTTCACGCCATTGGCGAGCCACAGACGTGCGTCCTTCCACAAGATCTCTATCCCAACCAAATATTGTGCTAACAGCATCTTTAAGTGTGCCAGCAAAACTGTCACGTCTGTAACCATGAAAATTTACCAAGTAGTCTGCAATCGTGTCTTTACCTGAACCGATAAGTCCTACGATGCCTATAATTTGTTTTTGCATCTAGTTATTATAAACTAAAATTGTATTGAAGTCTAGCCTGTAACCCACCACATTGGTGTACTTCCAGCGTAGTAGTTTTGTATTTCTAACTCGAGTCGTTCCATTTCTGCGTTTGCTTCACCTTTAAGGCTAGCACCATTTAGTGACGTACCACCTTGTGGTCCTGCAATCTGAGCAAACTTTTCTCTGGCTTCACCTAGCATGTGTTTTGACAATGCTAGTGCATAATTTTGCACCCAGGGAAAAATCATATGGTCGTTTAGCATTGTTATATCAGGTTTGTAGTTGTATGTCCACAATAAAACATCTTCGCCGTCTTGTGGTATCTTACGCACAATAGTAAGTTTTTTTGTGCTTCTATCAAATGTAAAGTTTATAAATCCACCAAACATTTTCATTGCTAATTCTTGGTATTGTGTAAACAATTCATAGTTTAGCAAACCGCCAACTCTACCAGCAACTAGCATATAAGTGTTTAAGTAACCACTTGCGAAGGGTTCGAACTGACTAGCAGTAGTACCTGTTACACTACCAATACCACGTCTAAACACTTGGCGTACTTCTTGCACTTCACTAGGAAGAATATATTCCTGTTGCTCTTTATTTAGACTTAGAAATGAATAACTCTCTTCTTGTGAGTTATCAGCACGTTGTCTAAAACGTATAAGAGCATTGTTAATTGCTAAGTCGTAGTGTTCTTTGTCTAGTTCTACATCAACCATTTGACCACCTAGTCTAAGGTTAATATAGTTCTCTATTTCTTGTCGCTTTTCTATTAGTGTGGCCATCTTATAATCCTGTTACATGTATTTATTGTACATGCAACAGAATCGTGTCTGAGTTTATCCTTCCGTTTAATGCAATTTCCACACTCTTGATACCGTCTAAGAACTTACGTTTAGCGGCTTTACTGCTACCTGTAAACTCTGGCAGTTGTCTCTCGGGCTTACGTAGTGTTTTTTGAGTACTTAAAGTAGTGTCGTAGCCAACTATTGTTGTACCTTTAACACCTAGTACACCCATGTGAGTATCAGCAACATACTTGCCTAACTTACGTGTCTTAACATTAAACACATAAAGCTCTGTAGCACCTATAACCGTTACAGGATCAACACTTGCAATCTTGTATGTTGTGTTGTCCTTGGCGTATTTCATT